TTTTGATTGTCAGTCAAAGGATCAATGTCTCTGAGGAAATCACTATTAATTGGTTTCTTCCTCTTCATCTGCTTAGCAGTTAATCCTACACCAATGGGTTGATCAGACTTCTTTCTTCTTGGCATATACAGTTAAACGGGGCGAACGGTTGAACCTGGAGCTTTAGATGCTTTACGAAGTACATCATTCCAACCTGGATGAGACTTCTTTAATTTGTCATAGACCTCTCCAATCTCACCACTATAAGGTGCGGTAGATGGATCGCTCCAATCTCTGTCCCATTCAGGATTATCCTTTTTCCACTGATCCCATTCATGAACACTAAGTTTTACTTCTTTTTGTTCACCAGTTGTTTTGTTAATAACAGGATATGTTGCCATAAATCAATTTCAGATATGTACTATTTATTGTTGAGTGTCAAGTCCACTCCATTGCTTCAGCGACAGCAGGAAACTGTTCGATAAAGATCTTCTTAGCACCTAGTGCAATGTCCATATGCTCCTTCTGTGTGCCGTTGGCCGAGCGCAAATCAATATAATGGATCCACGACCTTACAGAGCCCGTCATGTAGATTCTTGTGGGGCAGGCCAGGGGCAATACAAACCGAGCACACTCCTTTGCGATTTGAGCATCAAGCATCTCTTGATAGAGTTTCATTCCTTCATCAAAGTGCTTTTGCATTTTAATCTGGAACTCCTGGCGGACAAACGGATCAATATCATCAATAGAATTCTGACGATTCTTGGTGTCTTGCCTGCGTAGTTCAGGTAGAGGGATCGTCTCCGCGAGTAGGGAAGAATCAGCATATCGTTGTGAAAATTCTTGATATGTGAATGAACGGTGGCGCAGCACTTGGGCTGCGATTCCTCTGGTGGTATTAATCTCCAGAGTCATAAATGCCTGCTCAAAGATCGACCAGTGTTGATGCTTCACACAATACTTGAGCAGACCAGAGAACTTCTCATTCTCTTGGTTATTGGGATTGGACACACGGGCACAATAGGCCATGTGCTTCTCTGCGTCTGGCGTAACGCTGATAAGTTTAACTTCTTGACTCATAACATTTTCAACAATTTATAATCTTTGTGATGATTTCTATTACCCTTGTATGTTTTATGTAAATTTTGTTTTGATAGATTATTTTCAGAACAAAATTTTGAAAGGTTTTCAACTTCTATTATATCACCACTAGGAGATTTAACCAACCACTTTCTGGAGTTGTCTGGCATTTTAAAAACATTATTCTTAATGGCATCTTCAATATTTTCTTTTATTGTTCCCCATTTTAGATTAGACAAAGAATTATTATCTTTGTCATCATCAAGATGCCTGACTATTTCATATCCCTTTGGATTTGAAATAAATGCCATAGCAAGAAGTTGATGTAGTCCCTTATGCTTTCTTTTTCCTTTTAAATCATACAAGGTAAAAGCATAGTATCCTCTTTTGTTTTTATGCCCGTTAATATATTTTTTAAGTTTAATTGAATAAACTTTTCCATCTGGATATATTTTATATTGAGGATACTCATCAAGTATCCTATAATCCATCTCCATCATCATCATTGACTAATCTGTATAAATTATTTATACGATTAGTCACACTATCGTCATAGTCGTCATCGTCATCAAATACTTCGTCGTAATCGGTTATGTAGTTTGCAGAAGTTTCTTCTGTCTTGTATGCATCCACATCAGAGAATACTTCACTCTCTAATGCTTCCACAAGAAGTTTGAGATTCCTTACTATTAATTTAAGTTTGTCTCTTTCCATAAAAAATGGGAGGTTACCCTCCCATTCTAACAATATTTGATTAGTAAGTCAATCACTTGTTGTAAGTATGACCACGATAGCAGAAGGTGCCATGAGTTTCCCCTTCACCTTGCTTGCACTCATACTGAACACCACGATAGGATGTCATATGAATTTGTGCGTCGTGAAGTGCAGATGCCTTCTCGATTTGCTTCTTGATCATGTTGAGTGTGTTCATTGTAGGTCTCCTAAAGAAATGAGTTAATTAAAACCCGTTCCTTCAGTCGTTTGCGTCCCATTCACAGTGAGGTGTTGATTCCTTTAAGGTTTCAACAATCTCTGTTTTGATAATTTCAGCCATGTCTTCATTTGCTTCGACGCGACCAATCATCTTGGTAGCATCTTGACAACTTATAGAAGCATAAAGTAAAAGATCAAACATGGGATGAACGCTCCGTTCCGCGACTTACTTGCGTCCACCGAAGTGGATGAACGTAGGTCTATTATAGACCTTGTATATTATATAGTCAAGTAGTTTTGTATAATGTGATACAGTTTACACAAACATTCCTTGCTCTTTCATAAAGTTGAGGGTTTCCTTCATACTACCAACGTGCCTAAACCCAATGTTAATTTGTGGGTATTCGGCATTTTTACCAAACTCTGATTCAAAACCTCTTTGAGTGAAATGTTCACCTAGTTTATATTCAAGGAACTCACCACCAAGAGACTTCAAGAGAGATGCCATTCTCTCACATTCTTGGCTTCCATTAGAGTAAATTACTGCAGTCATTCTTCCTCCTTGTACTCGATTGAGATTTTTCTGGTGACATTACCACGACTATCTTGAATGGTATGACTTTTTAGTTCACCACCCAATTCTTCTGCAATACGATGAAGTCTCCACCAGGGAACACTCTTTTCTCTTTTACCTTCAACCATTTTTGATTGCTTATCGTCCCATATGTAGTTATGAAGTTTTCCATCACTACCGATGACTTGATAATCATACTCCATCATCAATCCCTCTGACGCCAATCATCAGGTTTATCTTGTTTGAACCAGTCTACTATTTCATCAGCAGAACCGAACCCCGTTCTATGATTGGATGGGTCGGGGTCACCTAATCCCATCCTATTCATAAAATCATCCATACTACCTTCTTGAATATCTTGAGAAGCATGACGTCTTGCTTTCTGTAGCCAATCCCTAGCAAGAGTATGTGACTTGGCAAGTTTTTCTGCCCAGATCATATCTTCTAGTTTTACTTCCTCCTTATTTGCAATCTTCTTACAAATAAACTCCAGTCGGAGTCTGTATTGAGTAGATAGCATATTAATTGTCCGACAGATAATGTTCTAGTTGATTGATTCTACTAAACTCCTGATACGCTGCTTCAGAACGCAAATGAAGCACATCACGAATATCATCTATAATAATACTAGGATTAACACGATCATCAAGGTACTTATCAACCGCTTCTTTGAGGTATCTGTACCTGTGCCATTCCTGTGAGTAAGGTTTGTAGTTCATAGCATATTAAAGACAAAATTTCAATAAGTCAACTGTTGTATTTATTCTATTGCTTCAGAATCAATACCATATTCATCAACTAGTTTATCAATTTTGGTTTGATTGCCCGAAAGTTTTTCAATTTGATATATTGAAGATTTTTTATACTTCTTCAACTTTTTATAACTCTTGATGATATTGTCAATTTCATCTGCATTGATGGTAAATCTAACATTACCATCTTTATCACCAGAGAAACCTCTAAATTCTCCACTCATTTCTTTTTCTTGTCATCAGGTTTTTTATATCCCCACAGTTTGGGGTTTACTGTCCCATATCCAAAACCAATTTTCTGAACTGCACCAGGGCCATACTTATCATAATACATGTCAAATAAATTGACAGTCTTTTTACACCTAGTCAAATCAATATACTCTACACCATCAACAATATACCAGATGAGTCTGGCATCATTGGGGAATGATTTGTCGTTGGCTGCGTCGAGAGTAGTTTTTTCTAAAAGAATTTGACAACTATAATCTGAGGGATTAATTTGTTGTTTACCTGTGCCAAATTCTGCCATTTGTGTTTCCTGTTCTTGTGCAACTACTGTCATGAGCGACCTCCCCATTGGATATCAGGATATGCATCTTTCACATTCTGGTGAGTGATTTTATATTTCGTTTCTAGTGCTCTGTCCTTAATAAGAATAAGAACCTCTGCTTCCAGTGGATGAAGACCACGAAGAAGATTAATAAACATCATCTCTCTGCGGATGTTATTGAGAGAATCATTACCACCCTTTACAAAGTGGTAGAGATTCTGCCACTCGCGACGGAGAGAAGTCTTGCCTCGTCCATCCATATCTTGTCCTGTGGCAGACTCACCACCTCTAGCTTCCGCAGCAATGTTTTGTGAGAGAGTTCCAGAATATACTGATTGATCTTCCGCATCACCGTAAGGAACTTCGCCTGGAGGAAGAAGACTAATCACAGTCTCATCAAAATTGAAGATAAAGATACTCTTCAAAGAATCGTGCTCGTATTTTTTCAATACTTCAACTTTCTTTGCAGCAGAACGCTGTTTTGATGCAAGTTCAAGTACCTCATACACAAAAGGATTAGGGGGAAGATCAACAATTTTTGTAGGTGTTTTAACCTTCGTTGTTGTTGTCTTCTTCTTCGTCGTAGTCATAATCGTTTTCAAATCGTACTGCTAAAATTTCATCGGGAAGAATATTCCCATTTTCATCGAACATCTCTGGGTGTGTAAAGACTGGTTGTGTTTGATAGAAATGCTCTTTTGCAAGCCATCCTACCACACCTCCAACAAAAAAGAACATAATGGAAACCAATGTTCCAATGGTGAGAGTTACTGCTAACATCCTTCTACTCCAGACTTATTTTTTTCTAATGTCCAAATAAAAGTTTAGATGAAATACCATCTCTCGTCGGAAAAGAGAGACCATTTTACCAAACTTTACTTGGAAAGTTTTGGGCTTCTCTGGTAACCTCCTCCTATTCCTTAGTAGCAATTCTACACCTCGATTAATGTTACGAGGTTCTGACTTATTTAGTTCCCTTTCTCCTTCGTCCAGGTTTTCTGTCATCACTATACCTCCGTGCATCATCTAAGAAACTTTCTAAGTAGTTTCTAATTTTTCTTGCCTGCGGTTTTGGAATATGTCCATAACCTTCTCGCAGTTGTTTGTGCTCATCATCAGATCCACCTTTAATATACTCATCAAGATCTAAAAGAAGACTACCAATTTCAGTTACAGTAGTGCTGTCAATAAAAGCATCTATTTCAGACTTTTTAACTTTACTACTCTTCAAATAATCATAAAACTTTAAGTTTAATTGTCCTTGAAAAGCATTGTCAATTGCATGTTCAATCAAATCATAGATGTCGATGAGGTTTTGTTCCATTAGACTAATTTTTGTTCTCTTAGATACTTAACTGTTTCAGTACATCCGCCAATAAGTTCACCGTCTTTAACAACTCTAGGGAAAGTAGAACCTTGGCCAAACTTTTCATAGAATTCTGTTCGGTCAAAGTCGCGTCCCAATTTGTTAACGACATACTTGAGTTCTGCTAGTTGGAGAACTTGTTCGACTTTGCTGCAATAAGGGCAGCCATCTCTTGTGTAAATCGTGTACATAGTTTTGAAATTTATTTAGGAATTGAATGCTTTTAAGTCTGAAGGTTGCAGTTTTTGTTGAGTAGGAATCTTTTGTCCACCAACCGCAATAAACTGTTCATCAAACTCTTTTTCTGTTACATCTACCCATCCAATATATTTTTGATTGGGTGGCAGTTGATTGTTGGAAACATCAACAATATCTCCTGGAAGTGGATTAAATGTATAGTAATGTCCATCCCATCGTCTATTTCTTGAGTAGATAAGATTTACTGCATCTTTTTCTTGTCCACAATCAGCAATCTTTTCGCCTCTTGGATTAAAAACAGAATAGTAACCGTTCA